GACCGCCGAGCAATGGACCGCCGAGGTCCGCAGCTAGGTTGCTGATGTTCGACCGCAGGCGTTTCATTTGGTTGGCGAAACTGCCGCCGGTGCGAATCGCGTCACCCTGTGCGGCGGTCGTGCCACGCATGATGATGTTAAGCCGTGCCTGTGCCTTGGCCGCGTCGTCTGCCGTCTTGGGATTCATTCCCATGTTAAGCAGTTCTTGCTTAACCGCCGCTTCTGTCAGGACCACGCCGTATTTCTTCATAACCTCGCCGCTGCCAGTCAGTGCAGCTTGGAGATCGCCAAACACTTGATCCGTACCAAGATTGTTAAACGATCCAAGGTCGACAGCTAGCTGTGCCATCTGTTGGCTCATGTCGGTCGCTTGCCCTTCGGCAACACCCATCGGCACAAGCAGGTCTTGCATCCCTGAAAGCATCCCGGCCATTTCCTGACGGGACACTCCTAGCTTGTCGGCCATCTCCTGCGACCACTTGCCGACCGACTCGGCGTTGGCACCAAAGACGACGCCGAACTTACCCATCGTTTCCTCCATTTCGGAGGCTTTGGCGATCATGTACGCAAACGCAGCACCGCCGGCAGCGGTCGCAATCGCACCCATTTTGACGACCGCACCAACGACGGTTCGCGTTCCGCTTAGCACTTTCTTGGCCGACGATTCGACCTGAGACGCCATTTTCTTGACGCTGTTGGACACCTTCCCCATCACGGCAGATGCCATGTCGAAGGCTTTGATTTTGATATTTACGTCATGCGCCATGCTTCTTTCTCTGGTCCGCTTCTATCGTCTGCGTTTCATGCTTCAGCCGCTGCGTGAAATCCAAAAACCATGCCGACTGGTTGAGCAATCCGCCATCAATCGGCCAGTCACCCTTGCCGCACATCGCCGCGATATTTACCGCGTCGATCATGTCGTTGCCGACGTACTGCATTGGGCACTCGGTTATTTCGGTGGTCCCTTTCCCGTCGCACGCTTCGCAGTTGGGGTCGGCTCCTTCACAGGTAACACACTGGATCAGCGTCACGCCGTTTGCGTAGTCGTGGGCACACCGATTGACGCACGACTCGCAGAGTTCGCCGCACCGTACCAGCGCGGCTACTCTGACTTTTTTTTGTCGTCCTCCGATAACGATTGTTTGGACAACACAGCGGTGGCAATCTCCATCGCCATTTCCTCGTCCACCAAATCAACCAGTTTTTCGGCTTGCTCGTCGCCAACCGCGATCCGCAAAACCTCGTCGATCATGTCGAACACTTCCAGACCTCTATTAGCCTCGGACGCGGCGACAATCTCGCGAGTCTTGGCCGTCAACAAACGCTTCTGCCGCAGGCCCAGTGCCTTAACGGTCAACCTGTGACCGTTGCCGTACTCAATTTCAAACGGTTCGCCCGGTTCGATGAAAGCCATGCCTATGCGTCAGCCTTGTCTGTGAAAGTAATCGAAACGTCCTGGTCTTTGTTGGCTGCGTTTTTATTGCACCGAAGTTCAACTTCGTCGATTTCCACGCCGTCCCTGTCGCCCTCTTGCACGTTGAACACCTGCGCTTTTGGTGCCGCAATGGTGATACTGCCGTTGCTGACCAGTCCAGTCGGGCCATCAATCGCACACGAAAACGCATACTCGTTGCCAGCGATCCAGTCGCCGTAACGGTCCTCGGTCGCGACCAACTGCGACTCTGGGTTCAGCGTGATCACTGGCCGACGACTGGTGATGATTCCGTAACTGAATCCGCTCGCGGTCGACGGGTCTTCGAGGATCTTGATTTCGTTGCCAGCGTCGAACGTCACGTTCTCGACCTTTTGGGCCACGCTGTTGTAGGTCACGACTCCACTGCCGAACCGTAACGCGGCAGAAGTCGGATACGTTGGTGCAATCAACGTCTGATCCGTAACCGCTTGCCAGACGCCTTGAAACTCCCACTCAATCGTTACCATGCGTCCCGTCGGACAGACGATACGGAAGTTGCCAACCGCACCGGCAAGGAACTTTCTCCGACCGGCCTGGAATCCGCCAATCGTGACCGTTTTGACGTTGCTTCCTGGTGCCTCGGATCGCGGAGTGAACACTTGCGACGACTCGACATAACCGCACGCAGGAAACAGGACGCTTGCCCATGCTGGCAATGCGGAACCGTCCCAGCCGACGTCCGTTTTGAACGACACGCTTCCGCGTCGTGCCCCAGGCGATCCAACAAGATAGTCGAACGAACCCTGTGCTTGTCGCTCCTCGACTTCGATGTCAGCCTGAACCATCAGGTCGTAAGCGTTGAAAACGCCTTCGGCGGCGGTCAGCGATTCGGCTGTTCCGTTGGTCGATTCGACTTTGGCCGCCAGCGTTCGTAATCGTTTAAGAAGTGGCATCGTCTGCCTCCGTCGCGTTGATGGTGATTATTCCGTCGGTCTGTTTTGCGTTCGCAAACACGCTGCAAATCGCACCCGCTATCGCTGATCGTGTTGGCTCGTCCGCTTTGATTCGTATCCGGTAGTACCCGTCACCGTCGCTTTCAATCGAAACGCTACGCGGTCGGCAGTTATCCAGGTCGCCTTCGGTGATGTCGCAAATATTGACGATAAATCCGTTTTGTTGGTTGACTGTTGCTAACGTCTGCCTGACTTGATCAACCCCGAAGCCCGCAGCACGTTGACTCGCACTTTCTCGCGTATCTCCTTGCTCAGTCGCTTGTCCGCTTTGATCAAGATCGACTTGTCCATCTGGTTTTTTACGAACACTGCCCACGGCGACACTCCATGCAGTTTGACGATGGGCGTGCGACTTTTGCCTACACGCATGAAAGCATGACCGCCGAGCTTGCTCGCGATCTTTCCAGGCCTTGGCCCCATAAATGCGTGCGGCACTAACTGTTTTCCGCCGCCGCGTTTGATTTGGTATTCCACGCCGCGAGCGTTTTGCTTGGTGCCTTTGAATCGTTTAAGGCTTGGCCGACGCTCTGCATTGAGAATCGAAACGGCAGTCAAAGTTTTCTTGGTTGCGAAAACCAACTTGACGCCTTTCTTGATTTCCTTTTGCGTCACCGTGATTTCGCGGTTGATGTCTTTGGCTTTTTGCGATTGCACATATTTGGCGGTCTTGTTCACGGCAGAAGCCAACTGCCCTAGCATTTTGCCCTGAGCCTTGCCGAGAGAATTTCGCAACGCACGAATGTCGCTTCTGTCGACGGATAACGTCATCATGCCCGCACCTCGTATTGGTTTGTTTCCGATACGCGGTAGGTCACATTCAGCGGCACGTTCGCACCGTCGAAACTGCCATCGCTGTCGATTTGCTCAATGGCATCAAACTGCGAGTTGACCGCCAGCCCGCCAAAGTTGTACCAGTCGGCGTCTCGCGTTATGCAGTTGATAACGTCGGCGGTCATCGCGTTGATATAAGTATCAACGGCAGTCGGATCTAATTCGCTAGGGATGACATGACAACGAATGTTAAATCGAATGTCGAAAGCCATCGCAGGCGGATTACCTGGGTGGCTTAGTTCTTCGTTTCGTTCAGGATCGCTTTGGGTCAAAACGATCTGTAAGTTTTTCGGTGTCCATCCGCCCATTCGCTTCGCACGGATCACTTCCGATGCGACCGTTGTTGATGAACGTCCAGCGACGAGCCTTTGCAGACGGTCAAACAACGCCTCTGCAATTTTTTCGACAACTGGACGATCAGCAATTACCGGCACTCCAGCACCAACATCCCGTGATCTTGCGTGATCAACCGAGTGATGGTTTTTCGCTCGGCTGCTTTTCCGTCTCTCGGTGGCAAACTAATTTGATCGCCGCCTAAATCAAGTTCGTCGCTGCTGATTCCAACGGTGGAATCGTTTTCAACGTGAACTTCAAAAACAGGGAGGACGGTATCGCCATCCTCCCCCACAACCGCTATCTGCTCGCGAAACACGACCGCGCTAATAGACCGAGACGCACGCGGCGTTTGTCCGTAGTAGGCGTGTGGATAGTAGGTAACGGTTTCGGCAAATTCGTCTGTGTTGAGAAACACCGCCGAAACGTCAGCTTCGATTTGGCTTCTCAACGTCATAACTAAGCTCGTCGGCAACGAATCTTGATGTAGTCAACGACCACGGCGTCCGTATTGGTGTCAGCGGTCTTTTGGATTTGCACATACGGTTGCAAGCCGCTTGTGTAACCAGACATGTCAAAAGTCGTTGACGCTGCGACACGCGCACCATCGACGTAAAAACGCACGTCGCTCGTACCAGCGGCGAAACTGATGACACAACGCTTGTAGGCGTTGATCAACGTCGCTCCGGTCGCTACGTCGTCGTTATCGGTCACGGCGTCGTCAGTTTCGACCACCAGCGCGGTCGTGCTGTCGGCACCAATGACACGGAACGAAGCGTGAGCCGCCAGCGAGTCAATCGCGTCGTTGCGAGCCGAGCAAAGCCCAAACGCCACTTGTGAAGCGGCGTCGAGTGCTGCTTGACCCATCTTGATGCGAAACTCGATGTCGATCAGCTTGTCGATGTCGTAGTTCAGCACATCGCTTTGGTACAAGCATACATTTTCGACTTCGCTGGTACTGGCAAGCGTGATGGTTGCTTCGCCGTTGGTACCGCCAACAACATAAGTCGGCGTACCAGCAGACGAAGTGTCCGCAATGTCCCACAAATCGCTGCCCGCTGGTGAAGCGGTGAGCGTTTGAGGACCAAGAAAGTCCTCGACGAACTCAATGAAATCTTGAATACCGGCCATTGGTAAAATTCCTTTCCTTTGGTGAAACGATCATCGCATTCCGCTACGTTCGACCGCTGGTTACGCACCGGCGTTCTTGTAGAGTCCACGGAAATCAATAGCTGCCACGCCAAACGTCTGACGGACCTTGTATTTGTAAACGTCCTTGCCGAAGTCCCATTCGTTTTCAAGAACTGGCGATTCTTCGCCTTGCAGGAACGACAACTCAACGGTGTCGATTTGGCTCGCACTTGCGGCCAGATACCACGCCGTCGCACTGTTGCCGTCCAATACGGGATCAACCACAACACGCAGAGGACGACTGCCGTTTGGCCCGTAAATGTTCAGCGTGTTGCTGTTGCCAGCAGCCGAACCGCCAGCAGACGGATCGGCAATCGAACCGACGACTTGCAGTGCGGTTGCCGCAATCGCCGCAGGCACAAGCAAGAAGCTCGGTTGAATGTTCAAGATCACGTTGCTGTTGAGACCTTTCTTGGTCATCATCGAAGTGAACGCGGTGTTCAACGTTGTCACGCTGATTGCACCACCACTTCCGGCCAAGTTGGCGTGACCGCCTGCGGTCGTTTGTGCGGTCGTGTTGAACAACGCCCCACCGTCAGCCATCGCGGCGTTGGCGGTCAAAACGCCGTACACGGCAGCATTTTGCTTGCGTCGGCACGCGGCACCCTGCATCGCAGGAATCCGGCTGATGGCGTCCAGGTCGTCATTGACAACGGTTTCCCAGGACACGGTGAACACCGAGCCGTATTTTTCGACCTTGTACGATTCCTTGGCATCGCTCATTTGCGATTCTGGGTAATCGTGATTTTCGGGCACCACTTCGGGGTTTCCGACTTCGCTGAACCGAATCCGGTTGATCGCTTTGAAGTCGGCAACGCTTGACGCTTGCCGTGCCCAAACGCTCCATGTGTACGGAGCCTCGTCGTATGCCGCGAGTAACGTCTTGTTGGCTGCGTCCAACATCAAGTTGGCGAAGCTGCCGGTCGTGTGGTAAGCGTCACGCTGAATGTTGAAGCGGTTGAGGGTC